ACTTCCCATATTTTGCACAGCATTTTTAACAGTTCCAGCTTTATCTGAAATACCTTTAGCAACACCAATTGGAATCCATTGAGATATTTTAGCCATTACTCGTGAAGGAGAATGAATATCAAGTTTCTCTTTGAACCAACCTTTGATACCGTCTGTGACTTTACCAACGGCATCTTTAACAGCGTTTATTTTATCGGTGATACCTTTTACAAGGCCGTCCATAATGTTTTTAGCTATCTCTGTTAAATCAATAGAGCTTACTGTATCAACAATATTATCTTTTATTTCAATGAATTTATTAACGACACTATCTTTTAACTCAATAATTTTATTAATAAATCCGTCTTTTAGATCAATTACTTTCTGAACTACTGAATCTTTCAATTCAATAATTTTTTGAGGTACCTCAGTTACTAGCCAAACGAACATAGAAACCACATCAGCTACTAATTCGTTAATTTTTTGAATAACTAAGTTTTTCATATTAACAAAGCCATTAACAATAGTATTTACAAGTGATAAAACTAGCTCAGCTAATGTTGTAATAGCTTTATTCCATGATTCAACTATCCAATTCCAAATAGTTGTAAATATTTCGACTACCTTGTTTTTAATACCTGTTACAGCAGTAACGATAATACTCGTTAGAAATTGGAAATAACCTATAGCAAAAGTAATAATACCTTGCCAGATACCAACAATGGCATTAGATAAATTTTGCAAGATGGCAATTAAATCTGTTTTTAATCCTTCAAAATCACCAGTGATTAAATCAATAAGCAATAATATAGGTCCCATTACAACATTTTTTATCAGAATAAAAGCATTTTTGAATATACTTACAAGCCCAGTAAACATCGTTTTAACGCCTTCAATTGCTCCTGAGAAATGTTCTAATATAAAACTAGTAACAGCGGTAAAAGCAATCACTACACTATTCTTTATAGATTTACCTAAACTAGTGAAAAATCCAGTAATACCATTCCATGCATCTTTTATCCCTTGGATAGCGCTGATAAAGATATTAGCGATTCCTACCCAAAGATTATTAAACCAATCTTTTAAACTTTGCCATTTAGCTTTGACATTATTAATATGACCTGTAACACCATCAGAAATTGATTTCCATAAGTCTGTAAAGAAAGAGCTAACTCCTTCCCAAGCCTTTTTAACACTCTCTGATGCTTTAGAAAATACGTCAACAATACCATTCCAGATGTTTATTACTGCGTTTCTGAAACCTTCGTTTGTTTTCCAAAGGTACATTATACCCGCTACAAGCCCGATGATTGCGGTAACAATTAAACCTATTGGATTAGCATTCATTACAGCATTTAGAACTCCTTGAGCAGCTGCAGCACCTTTTAGTACCGCTTGGTATGCCAACATTGCGCCACGAGCAATAGCCATAACACCTTGATAAGTTTTGTAAGCAACTATTAAAGCTAGAACTACTTTTGTAACATTTCTAACAACACTTTCATTTTTCTTCATCCAATCAGAAAAATCATGTAACGCAGGAATTATCGTGTTTTGGATTATATCTCCTAATTTTGTAAAAGCATTAGTTGCTTCATTTGATATTGCTACAAAAATAGAAGTTCCACTTGATAATGTATCTCCTGCAAAAATTCCAAATAAAGTTTGGAAAATGTCAATTATTCCACCAATAACACCAGAAATAACATCTTTAGCAGTTTGGAAATTTTTCTTAGAATTTTCAAGCCATGCAGTAATAGCTTTACCTAATCTAATAATATTCATAGTCCCTTTTTCGCCGAAAGTACCGCCTAAGTAATCATCCATTTCACTAAGTGTGTTAATAGAACCTGTAGCCACTTTAGCGACTGCTTTAATACCTGTAATAAAATCGCCTATTACAAATAAAGTATTTTTGAGACCGTTAATAAATCCGTCGGCTGCATCTTTAGGGAACATCTTATAAAGTTGTTCTCTTAATGCATCCATAGGTTGACTAAACTTAGTAAAATCCTGAGTAAACAACGAATTAAAGAAAGCAAATACTACTTTTCCAGTTGCTTTGATAGCTGGTATTAAATCCGTAAAAGGTTTAGCAAGTTTAGAAACACGTTCCCAAACTTTAAATAATTTTTCTAAGTTAGCGATAATCGAAGCGAAAGCTTTATTAATAATCACTTTTCCATTATCGATATGCTTAGCAATCGTAGCACCAGTGTACTTTTGAGATAATCTATCAAGTTCCATGATGACGTTTCCTACACCTTTACCAATAGCGTTTCTCAAGTTACCAAATGAGGTAGCAATACCTTCACTGTTGATTTTAGCTAAATCAGCTAACTCCCCTGTTCCAGTACCCAACTCAATAATTTTCTCTTGGAACTGGTCAAACGTCACTTCGCCATCTTGCATTGCTTTTTGAAGGTCAACCATGGCACTATTCCCCACGTAACCTAAAGCATTAGCTACTTTACTTAATGAAACTGGCATTGTTTCCATCAACGTCTGCCATGAGTCACCTTCAACTTTTCCAGTAGCAAGCATTTTAATGTATTGATCCATACCACGAGCAGCTTCATCTGTTGTGGCACCACTTGCTAAGAAAGCATTGTTTAAACCAATTGTCGCATTAGTTGCTAAATCAATGTTTCCAGAAACTGAAATCATACGTTGGTTAATACCAACAATGTCATCTAGTTTCGTAGGTAAACCATCAATACCAGCACTTAATGCATCAATTGACTTCTTAGATTGGTCAGCACCAAAACCTAAAGCTTGCATTACCTTTGGATATTTGGTCATGGTGTCAAAACGAGAAATCGCGCTATCTAATGAGCTAGTAATAGCACCAATAATCTTGGTACCAGCTTTTAATAGTAAGAAAGCACCTGATATTTTACCGATTGAAATAGAAGCTTTTTCACTTGCTCCGTCTAACTCTTTAATTTTGTTCTTAGAGTTATCAATCGCTTCTTTAGCGCTATCCTTAACGCGATTAAAACTATTGCTAAAGAATGACTTAACCTTGCTTCCTGTTGCTCTGGCACTTTCTGACATACTAACAAACTTGTCTTTTACATTTGTAGCCATTTCAGAAGCTGACTTTGGAATATCTTTAATTTTTTGAACAAAATTTGTTTTAAGATTACTAGCAGACTGTCTTGTTCTGCTTGGTAATTCGTTGATGAATCTAGCTGTTTTACTCATGGCACTTGAAGCGCCTAGGGTCATACTGTTAAATCCTGTTACAAATAAATCCTTTGTTCTATTTGAAGCGTTTCTTGCATGATTAGGAATATTATTTATTCCAGATTTAACTTTTTCCAACTGTGAGATTGCTAAATCTTTAGCTTGGCCAAAACCAGAAGCAAAGAAACCTGTAACTTTTTGGCCCATCGTCCTTGCTGCATTAGGTATTGATTGAATCACTTCAACAGGCTTTTTAACAGCTGAAATAATAGCAGAGCCAATATTTTTAGCCATTCCGACAACTGAGTCTTTTAATTCGATAAAGGACCTCTTAAATTCACCAGTTGAATACTTAACCGATTCAATAAGATTTTTATTGTAGTCATCATTAGATGCTTTCATTTCTTCAAAGGTTTGTTTAGTGTCCTCTGAAAGAGTTTTATTAACATCTTTGATGCCGTCACCAGTCTTTTTATAGTTATTGATCGTATTCTTTGATTGAGAATCTAAAGATTTACTAATAGAACCAATGGTTTTAGTTACTGATTCAACTGTTTTCTTTGTTTCAGCAAAAGTATCAATCATGCTTTTAGTTGATTTATTAGCCTTTTTGCCTAAATCCTCAGACTTTTCAATCGTAAAACTAATCGTTTCTCCAAACTTTTTCATGATGTCATCAACTTTACCGACACCGTTAAATAAGTTCTTAAAAACCTTCATTGCTGCACTGTCATCAGCTGTAATTTCTATACCTGCTGAACCAACTTTTTTATCTACCAAGCAAGTCACCTCCTTTTTAAATATTGAGTGTTATTAACCACCTTGTTTGATACTATTAGTTTGAAAGGTGGTGAGAAAATGGATTTTTTAACAAGTGAAAATGCAATTAATTTATTTAAATTTATCGGTAAAGTAATTGCAGCGATAGGAATATTTACTATTGTTCAAGGAATTCTTTATCTAAAAATAGGTAAAGACTTTGAATCTATAACTGTAAAAAGATTTCCTGATGAAACTCAAATAAGCGATATTTATAAAGAAGGCTTCGATGTACTCCGAGACATAGATTTAGACCCTGACAATAAAGGGACAGATCATAGATATACATTAATCGGACCTGAAGACAAAGAAATGACCAAAATTAAATTTTTAGAACTAGACCAAAAAGGTATGGACAGAGGTAAATTTATTTATAATGAGATAAATTTGGATGAATATGCAATAAAATCATTAAAACCTCAACAATACCTTTTAGTCAGAACTCCAACTGGGTCTAATATTCCGACAAATAAGATTTCTTTTAATATTGATTATCAACCTGGTGAATATGAATTTAGTAGCAATATGCGCTCTGGTTTAAACGATAAAGTAACTTTAGAAGTAAAAAGAACAATTATGAGTTTCTTGGCTAATTTGTAGAACGTTATTCCTTCACAGACCATAGACCAATTAATATCGAAGGAATAAGTATATAAAAGATTAATTTCCAAAATTCTAAATTTTTTATCAAATCCATTTACTATGTTCCTTTCATCAAAAACAGACATCACTGTCTGTTTTTTTATTTCTTCCACCATTCGCCTTGTACAAATCCATTAGACACACCTTTTTCTTTTTGTTCAGCCTGTTCTAATGCTTCTTTGTACGAAGGCAGTAACATATCAATCTTCTCTTCACTAAGCATAGTTGATACTACTTGAGTAACTGCTGTAGTAATATCTTGCTGTTTTTCTCTCCGTTGATTATAAAGAAGTTTTTGAGACTGCTTATACTTCCTTGTTAACCAGGACGGAGATTTTTCCAGCGTGTACTCTTCTGTGTAATTAAAAAACCACGAAACCGTCTCTACCTGTTCGACTAGTTTGGTGGCGTATTCGGAAATTGTACTACGGAACTGTTCGATCCAGTGTTTTCCGTTGTCGTTTCTGGTTGTTTTTTCGGTTTGAAGGTTCCTGTTACCTTCTGAATCGCTAAAAAAGCTTTATGAACGTTTGTATTAGCTAAGAATTCAGAAATGATAATAACAGTATCAAAGATATCCATTTGACCTGCTTCTTGTTCGGAGATACCAAGAATTACACCGATTAACTTAGTAATTGTTTCTTCAGTTAATTCTTCTAAAACAACCTCTACGATCCCCTCGATATCTCTACTATCAAAAGCGGTTACTTGATTGCCGTCAGCATCTAAAACAGGCTCATTTCCTGTATATTGAATAGGATTACCAGTTTCATCAAGAATTTTTTCATTCTTTTCATCCAACTTGAACATGCCTTTTGGATAAAATACTGGTTTCTTAACCGTTGAAGTCACTTTGCTGTAAATTCCTGTAAAATCACCAGTCATCATTTTAGCCAGTTTTAACACCTTACTTGTTGTTAGTTTAGGCATAGGAAAAGCACTGCCATCAGACAGTGCGATTACCTTTTTATTTTCTACCATTGAATTAATTTGATCAGTCATTATTGTTTCCTCCTAGATTTTATAATAAAGTTTGCTCTACTTCGATATAGACATTTTCGTCTTCTGGTAAATCATCTTGTGCAAAAGCCACAAAGCCAACTGGCAAAGTACGTTTTTCTTTATTGAACGTTGATTCAACTTCATCACCGTTTAATTTCACTTCATAATAAACAATCATTAATAAAGTGCCATCTTCACGTTGAGAAATAAGAGCTAATTGAACTGCTGGAACTGATTCAGGAGCACCATAAGAAATAGTTTTAGTACCTAATTCTTTAACTGGTAACACATCAGTATCAGCAGGATAGCCGCCTTCTTTGTTAATTGCTTTTTTCAAGCGAATAACATCGCCATCAACTGTACCAACTGCGATTGTTTCATCACCAATTTTAATGAAACGACTTTTCGCAAATTCTGTGCCATCAGCTACTTTAATCAATTTAGTACCGTTTGGAATAGCAGCAGTTGTTTTGCTTGCAGTTCCTAAAACAGCAGGAGTTTCAGAAATAGCCCCACCAACATTAACTAATTGACGATTTTCAATAGATGTTTCCATCAAAGTGGTTGAAATTGCGTTAGTCCAACTTGAAACAGATGTGTCGATTGGTGTTTTTGATTGATCGATTTCAACATCTTCTGTATCAAATCCACGTGACTGAGCAATACCGTCGTTTGTAGCTCCTAAATCACTCCAACCATCTTTAGCTTCAAATGATTCTAGATCCATTACATCGCTAATTTTTTTAGGACGATTTAAAGTATTTGAGTTCCACAATAAACGACCTGCTCCACCTTGAATATTCTTCTTATCATATTTATAAACATTATTTTTTTCTGCCATAATTATTTGACCTCCTCATAGTCCCATGAGCAACCATATTTTAGTGTTTGAAGCTCATCTTCTGTTAATTCAGCAATTTCTCCGTTTAGATACTGAATATCGTTTAGTTGTAAAACACCGATCATATTTGTTGGCGCGATTAACTTAACTTTTGTTTTTGTCTCTTCATTTGCTTTAACCTCTTTTGTTTCTTGAGGTTTCTTTTCAAACTGCTTTTTTTCTTTTGACATATTGACACTCCTAACTTTCAAAATAATTAATACTCATATAACACCATGCTTCTGGTATCTTGGTTTCCTCATCCATATCTGGATAAATAGGTGTTGTTAGTTTCATATCGAATACATTAATACCATCAATCCCAGCGTGATTACGTTGTAAATAGTTAGCGACATCGGTACAGACGTTAAGAGCGTTAATATCATTGTCGTCTCTAACTAACAGCTGGATAGTTGTTTTTCCAACTGATTTTACTTGTAAAGCTGGCTTTTCCACCGTTTTATCTAACTTGAAAGGCCTAATCGTTTTGATTTCCTCTTTGAATATTGGTTTTAAAAAACTTGCGATTGGTAATGTTGCATCTACGAAATCCATTTAAACACCTACTTTCCTAATATAGTTTTCCTTACTGCCATGCTTCCAACTTCAAGCATTCGTTTTTCATTAGCATCTAAAGAACGAGCCATAATGTTATAGCGTTTTTCTAAAGGTGCTGCATACCTCACATCTGAGCCAATTGTTAAAATAGTCTCGTTTGCTTTTTCGACTGTGTCATTAATTGGCGTTCCTTTTTGGATAATCCCGTTTTTACCAGGAATATTAGTTTCATAACCAATGCTGTTGACATAAGCTCCGGTATCGATATGATCATCTGATTGAGTGATTTCCTTTGCTCCATCAGCCCACGCGATACCCATTGCTTTTACTGCAGTTTCTCTTGCTAAAGGCATTTTACTATCAATTTCAGCAAAGAATTTTTGAGCTTGCTTATCAAATTTAAAAGAAGCTGATGCACGTTTTCCCATATCAAACAGCTCCTTTCAAGATAATTTTATAATGATGCAAGGAATCAAAGTCATTACGAGGGAGTATTTCCTCAGCTCTGAACTCGTCACTAGCTAATAGATTGCCTTTACCATCTTTGATATTTTTAATTCGCATATCATCATTAATCTCTTGATCAGCTGATAAAACAAGAGTTGATTCATACAAGCCTTTTGTATCATCTGTAACAATGACGTTTTTCAGCCGTTTTCTCATGAAACGACAAGGAATTAAAGGAACTTCTTTATCTTTAATGATAGGTCTGTCCCAGTCGTCTACCTCATCACCACTAGAAGGGATAACGAGGGTACACGTATGATTTAAAAAGTCATCGAATGCCATAAGACATCTTCCTTCTTTTTGCTCTTGTAGGTCCAGAAACACCAAAAAAAGCATGAGAACTTATCGGAACAAGTAACGATTCTAGAATTAAATCAAGCTCCGTATCTCCTGTATTAGTATCTAGCTTATCTAACGATTGGCTAGACAATGAATAAGAATAATCATCCATCGACTCAGATTGCAGTCCACTCATTTTTCTTTCAATAGCTTTTCTGTTTGAATCCATGAAAAAAAGATAGTCAACCATTTTAATAGTCGCTATCTTTAATTTCTTCTGAATCATTTCATCGCCTGTTTTAGAATAATCACAGTGAACTCTTGCTGTGATTTGAATATCAGCACGTTCGATATAACCTTGAATCTCAGTGTCTTTCAGTTCTTTAAATGACTCATCAGCTTTATATTTTGATGTGTCTCTAACATCTTGAAT